CGCCGGGCTACTTCACGCGATGTTGAGGCCGCGATGGGCTGGCTTGGGCTTCGTTATGCGAATGCGGAGAAGTCTTTGCTGTCTGAGGGTCTGATCCGGTTCGACGGGCCTGTGATGGTGTGCATGTGAGATTTCCGTCTTGGGCGGGAATATTTGTGCAGGAGGCAGGGCATGGCTGAAATTCGATCTTTGTATGGTGCGGACATTCATCAGAAGCAGGCAAACCCCGACACGGTGGCGTTCTTGGAGGCGCTTCTTGAGAAGGCGCGGTCTGGGGAAATTATCGGCGTTGCCGCTTCCATACTGCATGACGACTTCACAGCGTCGTGCGCTGTCGTGGGCGGCGTTGGTAGCTATTCGATGCTGGGTGCGCTTGAAATGGCCCGGCAGGATCTTGTTGAAATCAACCGGAGCGATGATTCCTGATGTTGCGCGTTACTGAACGAGGGAATTTCCTTTACGAGCCCGATGGCGGTGTTCTGACCGAGTTTTTCTGGAACCGGGATAAGTTCTGCTGCATTCAGGGGCCAATCGGGTCTGGCACGTCCACGGCATCCTGCCACAAGATATGGAAGCTGGCTTGCGACCAAGCGCCCGATTACGACAAGGTGCGCCGCACACGCTGGATTATTTCTCGCGACACTTACAAGTCCTTGCGTGAGACCACTGTAAAAACATGGCTTGAATGGTTTCCCGAGGAATATTGGGGGCCGTTCATCCGGTCTGAACCAATGTTTCACCACTTGAAGCGCAAACATCCATCCGGCGATGGCACGATGATCGACTGCGAAGTAATCTTCCTCGCCATCCCCGATGCAGACGTGGCCGAGGCCGTTCTTGCCTCATACGAGATTACCGGATTTTTCCTCAACGAAGGCCAGTTCGCCGTGAAGGATATCGTGGATGAATTGCTGTCCCGGTGTGCGCGCTATCCCTCCATGAAGAACGGTTCCGGCGCCACATGGTTCGGCGGCTGGATGGACATGAACGCGCCCATTGAGGGCCATTGGGTGCCATACATGCGTGGCGATATCCCCGTTCCCCCTGAAATGGATGAGGATGAAGCCTCCGCTTACAAGAAGCCCGACGATTGGACCTTCCTTGTCCAACCCCCCGGCTTGATCGAGCGCATCGTGGATGGCCATCCCGTCTATGAGCCCAACCCGCTCGCTGAAAACCAGAAGTATCTGCGCGAGAGCTATATCGAAAAGGTGAAGGGCAAAAAGCGATCTTGGATTGATCGGCGCGTGCTCAACAAGGTCGGTCTCTATGTCGATGGGAAAGCTGTCTACCCCACATTCTCCGATGTGGATCACGTCCATCCGCGTGAGGTCTATCCAAAGGACGGCGTGCCTATCGTTGTTGGTCTCGACTTTGGGCGTGAGCCGGCCGCCGCCTTCATGCAAAACGTCAACGGCCTCTGGACCCTGCATTACGAGCTGATCGGTGAAAACGAGAGTGCTGAGTTGTTTGCCCCCAAGGTGAAGCGCCTACTGTCGCGCCATTTCTCCAACATGAAAGCCGAATTTTGGGGCGATCCCCGCGGCAAAGACGGAACGCAGGCAACCGAGACAACCGCATACCGCGTCTTTGAAAACCATGGCATGAGGGTGATTCCTGCCACAGACGACAACGATCCAGAATTGCGCCGCTCAACCGTCGAGAGCGTTCTCGAACGCCGCAACGGGCTTCGCATAAACCCCGGCTGTATCGTCGCCAAACGTGGCTTTGCCGGGGGCTATCACTTCCGCAAGATCAAAGGCGTGGCAGGGCTCTATTCTCCCAAGCCCGTGAAGAATGTCTACTCCCACATCATAGAAGCCGCTGAGAACGCCCTGATCGGCGGCGGTGAAGGATATGCCCTCGTCACCAACCCAACCCGCGAGCGCGCCCAGCCATCGCCCGTCAGAAGCCGAAAGGTCAGCCTGCGCCGTGCTTATAACTGATTTCTATTTCGTGTTTCACAAGCCTGCCGGTCTCAAGGAAATCAGGGCAGGGGCATCCTATCTATCGTGCTTCGGACATGTCGAAGCCTTTGGATGCACAATTGACGACACATGGTTTTTCTTCGATCCCGGCCGCAAGGAAACCAGCCTGCGCATCACTCACCTCTATGATGAGGTCAATCAAACGATGGCCGAAAAATTCACCGTCGCACATGAGGTAATTCGGATCGACACCTGCCAGCAATTCCGCATCCCACTCCACCTGCCAATGAACTGCGTAACCCAATGCGCGGCCCTCGTCGGTATTCGTGCATTTACGCCAAAAGGGTTCCGCAAGAAGTTGTTGGAGAACAAAGGAGTGGTGATAAATGGGACCGAAAGAGGATCCAGCGGATGCTAAAGAGCGGATTCGAGAACGCAGGAAATCCCTTCTCGAAAGACGTGATTCCGCAGAAAAAACGGCTGGCGGCCTGACTTCCGACCTGCGTGCCGTCTACGGCATAAATGGTATTTCCATGTTCGGCACACCGGAAACGGCACCTGCGCCTGGTGCCAAGAAAAAAGCGGTGTTGCCCTTTGGAAAATAAGCCATCAAAAGATTTTTCGACACGATATGAAGCCGCTACCAAGTGGAAAAATATCGTGCGCCCGACGCTCAAGGAAATCTATTCCTTCATTTGCCCCGGCCGCGAGTATGACTTCGATTCCAATCTGGTTCAAAACCCGCGCGTGGATGAGCCAGAGACGTTCATATCTCTGCCCGAGGACCTCGCCGGTGACTTCGCCGCCGATCTGGTGACGTATTTCACTCCGTCCGAAACCAAATGGACCGAATACCTTGTCACCGCGCCGGTCCACCCTGACGCCAAAGATCAGGTTCTGGATATCGTATCCGAACGCGAAAATGATCTGTTCGATATGATCCAAGCG